ATGTTTAAACCGGAACTCCTTTCCCCGGCGGGAACGCTGAAAAATATGCGTTACGCTTTCGCTTATGGCGCAGATGCTGTTTATGCGGGCCAGCCGCGTTACTCCCTGCGTGTGCGCAACAACGAATTTAACCACGAAAATCTTCAGCTCGGCATCAATGAAGCCCACGCGCTGGGGAAAAAGTTTTATGTCGTGGTCAACATTGCACCGCACAACGCCAAGCTGAAAACCTTTATCCGTGACCTGAAACCGGTGGTGGAAATGGGGCCGGATGCGCTGATTATGTCTGATCCAGGGCTGATTATGCTGGTGCGCGAGCACTTCCCTGAAATGCCGATCCATCTCTCAGTACAGGCTAACGCCGTGAACTGGGCGACGGTGAAATTCTGGCAGCAAATGGGTCTGACCCGCGTGATCCTCTCTCGCGAACTGTCACTGGAAGAGATTGAAGAGATCCGCAATCAGGTGCCAGATATGGAGATCGAAATCTTCGTTCACGGCGCGCTGTGCATGGCCTACTCCGGTCGCTGCCTGCTCTCTGGCTATATCAACAAGCGCGACCCGAACCAGGGCACCTGCACCAACGCCTGCCGCTGGGAGTATAACGTCCAGGAAGGGAAAGAAGATGACGTCGGCAACATCGTACACAAGTACGAACCGATTCCGGTGCAAAACGTTGAACCGACGCTGGGGATCGGCGCACCAACCGACAAAGTGTTTATGATCGAAGAAGCCCAGCGTCCGGGCGAGTATATGACCGCGTTTGAAGATGAGCACGGCACTTACATCATGAACTCGAAAGATCTGCGCGCCATCGCCCATGTTGAACGCCTGACCAAAATGGGCGTGCATTCGCTGAAAATCGAAGGCCGTACCAAATCTTTCTACTATTGCGCACGCACCGCGCAGGTTTACCGTAAAGCTATCGATGACGCAGCTGCGGGAAAACCATTCGATACCAGCCTGCTGGAAACCCTGGAAGGTCTGGCGCATCGTGGCTATACCGAAGGTTTCCTGCGTCGTCATACTCACGACGATTATCAGAACTACGAATACGGTTATTCAGTTTCTGACCGCCAGCAGTTTGTTGGTGAGTTTACCAGTGAGCGCAAGGGCGACCTCGCGGCGGTAGCGGTGAAAAATAAATTCTCCGTTGGCGACAGCCTTGAGCTGATGACGCCGCAAGGGAACATTAACTTTACCCTTGAGCACATGGAAAACGCCAAAGGCGAAGCAATGCCGGTCGCACCGGGCGATGGTTATACTGTGTGGATCCCGGTGCCGCAGGATCTTGAGCTAAATTACGCGCTGCTGATGCGTAATTTCTCCGGGGAAACCACGCGTAACCCCCACGGTAAGTGATTAATTTCGATTATTTTTCCCGGATGGAAAATTCTTAGAAACCGATCACATACAGCTGCATTTATTAAGGTTATCATCTGTTTCGCTGAAAAACATAACCCATAAAATGCTAGCTGTACCAGGAACCACCTCCTTAGCCTGTGTAATCTCCCTTACACGGGCTTATTTTTTACGCGTAACACAATGAAATAAAAGGATTTATTTCTGGTCACGTCCACACATTGACCACATCGACAAAAAAGCCCCTCGACTGAGGGGCTTCCTGTTTGTAATTACATCCACATAATTTGCTGCCCTGACGGCAACGGGTGCGGTCTTACGGCGTGGACTTCTCCCGGCTTCACGATGTATCGCTGTACCGACTCATAAGTGATGAATGTGGCGCTGCAATTCACGTTCTGACACTGGTGATAACGCTCTTTTGTCGTGTCAGTGATATAGCGGCTTGTACGCGCATGTGCGGCATGCTGGCATAAAGGACAATGAAACATCGCGAGCACCTCTTCCGGTTTTGTTGATGGTGCCATTTTAGTTAATTTATCCTTATAAAACAAACAGATAAATAAATTACATCACTCATCATCTTCTGTTTCGTACTCCACATCAGAAAGCCTGACCTCAAGCTCTAAGGACGTCGTGAAGCCGCTATTATTCAGAAAATGTGTCACCTTAGTGATTGTCCAGTCCTGCTCGTCTATGACGCGCTTAAAGCCTGATACTTTAACCGGTGTTTCCGTGTAAATATCAGCACGACCGGTAGCCAGGCTGATGGAGAACTCCGCAACGCCCCGTTGCAGTTTATCCCACTTCGCCTGAGCGGCACGCATGGCCTGTGCTTTCGTGGCATATACCGTGGTCAGGGCAAAAACGTTGTCAGCCTCACCGGCCATGTATTCACCTTCGCGCGCTTCCGGTACTTTTGGCGCTTTCTTCTGCCTGACCGGTTTTGCTTTCGGGTGCTCCAGTGCGCGCAGGTGTTTTTCTTTCTTTTTGCGTTTCAGTTTTACCTTCTGCTTTTGCGGCTTCGGGTCTTTGGTGTGTAACCACTTTGCCGTTACGCCGGTATAGGCTCCACGGTCAGCAATCGCAAAATGATGGCGGTCGCCGTCGCTGCGGGTGATGGTAATCTGCGGGATTTTTTTACCGCTGGCCGTCACCCCCTGCCCCGCTTTGAGAAACAGCAGTTTTCCCATTTTTACCGACACCTCACCGCCGTTGCGTTCTGCAAGACGGGTCAGGAATTTCGCATCAGACTCCTGCGACTGGTCGATGTGCGGGATTTTAATTCCGGCCAGTGACGGAGCGACACTGGCTTCCAGCCTGTTACGGGAGGCTATCGCCTCAACAATCGCACCGAGCGTGGTGTCATGCCAGGAGCCTTCCCGGCGGGAATTGAGCGTCCCGCGGAAATCTGCACTCCGGGCGCGGATGGTGACCACATCCGGCGCGCCCCGGTGTTCAACCTCATCAACGGTGAATTTCCCTTTGCATACCAGGGCAAAACCTTTCCAGCCGATATACACCGTCAGGACAGCGCCACGAACCGGCAGCCCGACCTGCCCGTCGGCATCGTTCAGTTCAATATCAAGCTGGTCAGCTTCAAAGCCCCGGTTATCCGTCAGAGTCATGCTCATCAGACGGTCGCTGATATTGCCGGTAATATCCCTGCTGTCGAGCATCAGCATGTAATCCGGCGTCAGCGTACTGCCTGCATCAAATGTCAGCGCATCCAGCATTATCCCGCCCCCATCATACCTGTGAATCTGGTCGCCAGACTGCCGGCCTTACCGATGAGCGACTCCGCCTGTTTACCGATATCGCCATAAAGCGCGGCCAGTGATTCATCAACGCGGGTGAGCGACAGCGTAAAATCAATTTTCCGGGGTGTGCCGTCTGCAAAGAAAATACTCCCTGTTTCACTCACCTTGCTGATGACATACATACCGTAAATCATGCCGGTGCCATCCAGCAACGGCCACGCCCGGCCTTCCTCTGCCATCAGTCTGAGCGTGGTCATCGTCAGCTTGCCGCCGGTCAGTTCGGGATAAAGCACACCGGCAAGCGTGATGTTTTCCTCGCCCACACCGAGAAACTGAAAGGCATCCCGTTTACCGATACGGGAATTTGACGGCCAGCGATAATCTGATTCACGCTGCATGGTCTGGTGTGGCAGCGTCTGGCGCATAAAAACAAACATACCTAACGCGAGCATCATTTTTCGTCACCTCCTTAACCGTCATGCATCATGCTGGCACGGGCGCGCGCACGTTTATCCCGCTCGTATTTTTCGAGCGCATCCTGTAACTGGCGGTCGAGCTGAGTCCCCGGCGCAGTACCGCCCGTCAGACTGATGTGATATTCGTTTTTACTCTGGTCCACATAAGAGCGGCCAGCCGGTGCCGTAACCGGCTGATAAGCCTGATAGCCTGCATAAGAGCTGGTCGCCGGAATATAACCACCGGTGCCATACGTGGCGGCATGAGTTCTGGCGGCGGTCTGGTCAAGCGTGCCTGACTCTTTGTTGATAACACCGAGTTTTTCCAGTACCCAGTCAATACCGCTGCGCAGTTTGTTGAACGCATTAAGCGGCAGCATCAACGCGTCAGCCAGTGCCTGCCCGAACATGACGCCCGTATCACGGCAACGGTTCAGGGTGTCCCGGGTGGCTTTGACCGGGGCAATCAGGTTTTTAAACCACTGCCACGCGGCCTGTAACTTTTCGCCCAGCCAGTCAAACACCGGCTTAAGTGGCGTGAACAGTTCCCCCACCGGCGCAAATGCCGCTTTCAGCCCTTCAACCACACCGCCAAAGAATGCGCTGACAGGCTCCCAGTATTTACGGATAAGTAACGCCCCGGCGACAATGGCGGCCACCACGGCCACAACCGGCCAGCTAATCGCCCCGATGGCCGTCATAACAGCACTGCCAACCGTCGTGAAGATTGCTCCCATTGCGCCTGCTGCCGCGATGATGGCATTGATGCCGGTGATAACCGGCCAGGCTACGAGGCCAATGGCACCGATGACACCAATCAGTGCCAGTGCACCACCGACAATGATGCCGATGGTTAACGCCAGTGATTTGTTTTTCTGTATCCAGCCGTCGAGTTTTAACACATACTTTGTGGCCGTCTGCGTGAGCTTACGCAGTGCGCCTTCCTGCTGGTCAAACAGGTCAGTCCCCACCGCCTCATAAGCGGACTGAAACTCCTTAAAGTCACCGCCGAGGTTGTCCTGCATGATATTTACCAGCTCGGCGGTCTTCCCGTCTGAGGCTTTAAACGCAGCGGTCAGTTTGTCCAGCTTTCCAGTTGAGGCGGCAGTCATCAGCACGGCGGCGGCTGAGCTGGCCTCCTCCCCGAAAATAGTTTTCATGTATTCAGCCTGCTGGGCAGTACCGAGCCGGTTTTTCTCAAAACTGGCCTGCATTTCTTTCAGAATGGTAAATACTGGTCGAGTATTCCCTTTACTGTCTGAGGTTTTCACGCCAAGCTCTTTCAGTGCATCCCATGCTTTTCCCGTCGGTGCCTGCAGGCGGCTTAACACGGCACGGCTTCCCGTCCCCGCCATTGAACCGGTAATTTTTGCATCATGCAGCGCCCCGACCATTGCGGCGGTTTCTTCAATGCTGACACCAGCATTTTTTGCCACAGGTGCGGCATAGGTCAGCGCATCGCTCATGCCATCAAAATCGGCGGCGGTTTTGTTCATCGTCATGGAGAGAACATCCCCGATATGAGCGACCTTATCGTTTGAAAGCTGAAAGGCGGATTTCATCCCCATCAGCAGGGCGGCGTTTTCTTCCATCGTGCGACGGTTCGCCAGCGCCATATTCAGCGTGACCGGCGTTGCCGCCTGAATGGCATCAACATCCCCACCGGCTTTCGCAATAATAATCTGCGCACCGGCTGCATCATCTGCCGAGGCTGCGGTATTGTTGCCGAGCTGGCGCGCCTGCTTGCGTAGTGCAGCCATTTCGGCGGAGTCTTTTGCCACACCGAGCACAGCCTGCAATTCTGAGTTTTTCTGCGCAAACTCATAACCGGGCATCAGCAACTTAACTCCGGCCATCGTTCCCGCAGCAGCAATCCCCACACCGGCAGCGCCCACCGAGGCCATATTTCCGGCCAGTTCCTTTCCGGCCTGATAACGCTGTTTTACTGCGTTAAGTTTTGCCTGTTGTGCACTGACACGCGCCAGCGCGTCACGCTGACGGTTAAGCTGTGCGGTGGTTTCACTGATACGGTTTTTCAGTCCCTGCTCATCATGTGCAAGATTGCGGGTATTAATTCCCACAGCGGCCAGTTCCCGCTGCTGGCGTTTAATGGAATCTGTCAGGCGGTTATATTTCGCCTGTAAGTCCTCCGCCGCACGCTTTGCGGATTCCAGCACTTTCGCCTGAGCACGGGTCGGACGTTCAGTGTTTTTAAACTGTGTGGCAAGGGCTTCGGCTTCCTGCCGTGCCTTTTCAAGTGCATGACCAGTCACGGCAAGCTGTGCGCTGGTCTTGCGAAATCCCTCAATACGGGATGCGTGACCGTTCAGCTCGCGCAGTGATTTTTGTGTTTCCCGGATATCCCCCGACAGCGACTTACTCGCTGTGCGGATGGATTTAAACGGGCGGGATGCCTGGTCAACAGCCCTGAGCAATACCTGTAATTTTACATTGTTACTCATTCGTGTTTCCGCTTCGCCGGAGCGCCTTTTCGCGCCATGTGATGAGTTCGGTCAGGCTCATGGGATACAGTTCTGATGGCGGCCAGTGAAATATCACTGCCACATCCGCCATCAGGTCATCGACCGAGAGATTTTTCGGGAACGTTACTGCTCCGAGTTCGGCGACAAAAAACCGACCACCTTACCGGCCAGCGCCACAAGGTCAGGCAGTTCCAGCGCGGCGACTTCCTGCTCGGTCAGCATCGGTGCCGTCATGCGCGGCAGCACCTTAATCAGTGCATCGACTTCGGAGTTCGCGACCGCAGCCAGACTGACACCGCGCAGCGTCCCGGCATTAGGTTTCATCAGCGTGACCTGTTCGATAACCTGCTCACCACGCTTGACCGGATTGTCCAGGGTAATCACATTTTCTTTGTTCATGGTTTTCTCACTTCTGAATCGGGGTTAACCGGTCAGCCAGGCTGACCGGATGAAAATCACAGGCCGATATTGCGGCGGTGTTGCTCCAGCCGGTCGACGCCGTTCACCTTCTCAATCATGTTGATGGTGTCGATTTCGACCAGCTCCTTACCGTCCATCGTCAGCCGGAAATAGGTGCAGACCACGGAGATTTTCGACTCGGTATCTTCTCCCTGTTTGCCCTCGCCGGTGTCGATTTCTTTCTGACGTCCACGCATGACCACCTCGACGGCCACCGTTTCGCCGGTATCGTCGCGCTGGTAAGAGCCTGCAAAACGAATCGGTACGGAATCCACACCGGTTGCGGCGTAAAGCTCCCAGATAACCGAATCCGGGAAGCCACCGAGCGACCACTCCATTGACAGCGCATCGTCATCAAGGCCGAGGTCTACCGGTGCGCTGCCGTTCATCCCCGCACCGCGATAGTTTTCGAGCTTACGGGTCAGTTTTGGTAGCGTGACGGACTTCGCGACGCCCTGATAGCTGTAGCCGTTCAGAAAGACGTTCATTAACTTGAGTTTGCGCGGCATTGCCATCGGTCAGGCTCCTTAATTGCTGTTAACCGAGGTGACCAGATTTGCCAGGTATTTATCGGTAATACGCTGGCGCAGGGTCAGGTTTTCAAGAGGAGGCACCGGTGTATAGTCGTAGTCGATATACAGTTTTCCGGCCTTGAGGGTTTCCGCATCGTTGGATTCTTCGCTGAACCAGCAGGTCGCATCCACGATATAGCCGTTTGTTTTCAGCTCACGGAATTTGGCATTGATGCCGTCAACGATGTCGCGAATCAGCGTTGCGGTGATGGGCTTGTCCACCGCCCACATGTGCGCCTCAGCCATCGTGTCGGCCATCACCTGCGCGGTGCGGGTGTAGTTTTCAAAGAGGAACAGCGGGTCATCAGAGCAGGTACGGTTACCCCAGAATCGGAAACCGTCGCGGCGAATCAGCGTAGTGACGCCTGACTCGTTAAGCAGGTCAGCATCGGTGCCGGACTCCTGCAAATCCCAGAATACAGATGCGCTGATGCCGGTAACACCGTTTACCCCGACGTTGGACAGCGTTTTATGCCAGCCCTGCTCCTGGTCGATTTTAGCGCGCAGACCCAGCGCACGGGCGGTGGCATACGCGGTGGCGGTGGTACTGGTGACCGTATCCCATGCGAGGAAATCCGGCCAGATGACCATCAGCTCACGCTGGCTGAAATTCTGGCGGTAGGCTTTCACCTCGGAAATGGTCTTACAGCTCCATGCGCTGATATATCCGAAAGCGCGCAGCTTCTGACAGACGGATGCCAGTGCAACTGCCACCTCTTTGGTATCCAGTCCCGGCACACCGAGAATACGCGGTTTAACACCGGTTACCGACTCCGCCGCCAGCAGGGCTTTTAGTCCGGTGTACTGACCGTTTTCGTCGGTGGTGCCGATGATATTGGAAACGGTCTGCGCGAGTTTCGTTTCCTCGTCGTCGCCGGTGCCGTCTTCCACACGCACGACTACGGTGACCGGTTTTGACTGGTCAGCGATGGCCTGCAACGACGCCGCCAGCGTGCCTTTTTTACCGGCCTTTGCAATTGCGCTCTGCACATTGGTAATCAGCACCGGTTTATTGAGGGGGAAGATTTCCGCATCCGCATCGCTGGCCGTGCAGACCATGCCGACAATGGCGGTGGATACGGTGGAAATGACGCGGGTGCCGTCGTTAATCTCCAGCACCTGCACGCCATGATGATAGTCGCTCATCCGTTTAACTCCGTGGTTAATGGGTGCAACTATTTTCTGTTGGGCAGTGCATGAGACGCCATTTGACCTGGCTGGTCAGTGGATGAAACAACAGATAAAGAAAATGCGGGCAATTCGCCCGCCTGTCCTGATTTGCACACACTCATTTTCCGACTGACAGTTTACATAGCCCAAAAGTTATCAAATCTGACAGTCTGCTTTGAGCAAGAAGCGGACATTTGCCTGTCAGGGTATATGCCGCTCTGTGGTTATTATCCAGAATCAATAATTCATCTGAGTTGGATGACATATAAAACATAGTTACTCCATGAATAACCATTAGCAGATTATCAATTATGTAAATCTTTTGTTTTATGTTCTTTAGCGTATTGTGACAACAAATGGCTATAGCGTTTAAGCAAAATATTAGAAAGATTAAGCTCATTCATGAAGTGTTCTTCTAATAAGTAACCATCAATATCAACTTTAATATCATTACCACTTTTCATCTTCTGTAACGTAGATTTCACACGCTCCAGCAGGATGCTTTGCTCATGGTAATAGTCCATAAGAAGAGTAACATCCTCTTTATCAAGCTTACTTAATTCGCTGAAGTAGGATTTAAACACTTTATCAGTCTGGTTTAATGCAATCTGTAAGCGAGGCCCCCCTAATGATTTGACATTAATGGCAAAAGGCTCGCCAACAAAATGCTCCGAATTTTCGTCAAAGCCAATATATCTCGTTTTATCAAGAAAAGTGAGAGCGCGGTGGTTATTAGCGATTTCATATGCAAACATTGTTCTGATACTGTCCCTCTCAGCCTCCATGCTTATATCATCACGGTGATTTGTATAAAATATATTTCCAACAAAGAGAACCATAGCAAGAATCACTGAACTTGCCTCCCAGTTAATATTTTTAAATCGTCGCTTAGTAAACATACCGCACCTTAATTATCAAAAATATTCCTTCAGTGTTATCTGGTTAGCCTAAACCAAGTCATTAAAGTCCGCAGGATATCATATACATAAAATGTATTGATTAGAATTTGCACTAATAAAATAATGCTTTACTGAAATCTACTCCAGACATAGAGCGGCCTGTCAGATTAGGCTTTACTCTGTGCCATAGATATGTAATCTCACACCAGAGCTTATACAACTTATTGCGGCATTTCCGGCCATTCAGGATTTACAGGATCCACACGGCTGACCAGAACGCTGTAGCGTTCCCATGACTCCAGTCGTGCACGTTCCTCATCCGTCGCCATATTCAGCCTGACAGCGCGTTCCAGTGGCTGAATAACGCTTTCCGCTTCGGAAAGTAATGCGGCCTTTTGTGATTCTGCCTGTTGTTGCTGTTCATCTGCCGTATAAATCCGTTTAACCACAGCACCATCCTTAAACATCCATTTACCTGAGTCGTCAGCACGTCGGTTGGAGGTAATATCAGGAACCTCAACAACGCTAAAACCTTCAGGGTTAAGCGTTGAAGCATCTCTGGTGATAGCGACAATAATATTATTTTCATCGTAAACAATCTTTATTGTGTCTGGCTGAAAGTTCTTCACTTCCTCATACCAGTTTTTTCCATCCTCAGAGTAAAGCCAGATAACTCCGTGTTTCTTTGTTAACTCATACTGTTCCAGTGTTTTAGCGTTACCCGCTTTTATGTTCTTTAAGTGCATCATATTAAACGCTCGCTACATTATACCAGGTGCCATTTATATACTTTTGAACGGGTCTGTAATAAACGCCCGCTATATTATCGGCAGAGTTGGACCCTGTATCCTGAACATTAATACCAGACAATACATGACCTGACGGGCACTGGAAATTCCATGTTTGCCAGTTGTTCACTCCATAATATTGCTGTGAACCAAGTCGAACATCTTTCACATATCTGGAATCAAAATTGCCATAGTTGCCAGGAATAACTTGCGAGCCACAAAGCCAGTTACCGTTATTATCCATGTACGCCTGACCATCGGTGCCATTGGCTGTCCTTGAGTTATTAATCATGTAGATGCCAAATTGCTTGTTCCCCAGTCCACCTATCATGAACTTGCGGTCAGCGTGATTCTGGCGAAGCAACGCCTGAGCGCTATCAGTGTTAACTATATTTTTCCCAAAGATAGCGTTGTTATCGCGCATCTGAATCCACATACCATTACTGCTGTTAATAGCAAAACGGTCTGAAAGCGTCTCCCCTGAAACATTAAGGCCACGCCCCATCGAAACAGCGCCAGTAGCGTTATTAATCCATAATGGCCTTAATCCGTTATAAGTCCCCATGTTGTCACCGGAGTTTGTCAACATGAAGTATGTATTTGAACCATCATTACGAATAAAGAATCCGTAATTACCATAAGCAATACGTAGGCCGTTTGCTGATTTTGATATGACTTCGCCATTTACAATGGCATTGACAAGAACATACAAAGCATCCCATTTAAGATTCATCAGGTCTTTTGTTGTAGTACTCTGGCGGCTTCTCCATTTGAAATATTCATTGCCGTTATCCCCCGTTTCAAACCACATGAATGAATCAGTGTCACCATCGGCATCATTTTTAAATCCAATCTTCGCCCAGTCAGTATTTCGAATCCAGGCAAGGATTGAGTCGTTTTCAAAAGTAAGTCCACCGGACAAGGTATCGCCATTTTTTTGCACGGCGTTCCCGGCTCGGTTTACCGTTTCCTGTAAACCGAGATATTCGATAACGGCGGCAACGGTCGATTTAGCCAGAATATCCCGCCCGACTTTTGTCAGGGTTGCCAGGCTGGCAACATCATTCCCCATAAAATACGGAAACCTGTCTGCCGCAGTAGCAAGCCCCGCCAGTGCCGTCAGGGTGGCATCTTTCGGTTGCTTCCCCGCAAGCGCATTAGTCATGGTGGTAGCAAAATTCGGGTCATTGCCCAGCGCCGCCGCCAGCTCGTTCAGCGTATTCAGTGCGTCAGGCGACGAGTCTACAAGGGCGGCAATCGCGGCCATAACGAAAGCCGTGTTTGCGATCTGAGTATTATTCGTTCCCTGTCGCGCAGTTGGCGTCGTTGGCGTTCCGGTCAGTGCAGGGCTGTTTAATGGCGCTTTCTTGTTCGTTTCATCCATTACCGTCTTAACGGCTTTCGGCGTTGCAGCCAGTGTTTCAGACGTGCTGTTGGTCGCACTGCTTAACTGAGTAAAACCTTTTGCGGTCAGCGAGGCGTCAGGGTGACGTCGTGACTGTTCATGTTCTGCAATTTTGTCATCAACGTAATCCTGCGTCGCCATCACCGTTGTGGTGTCGATGGTCAGATCCACTGAGGCCACACTGCTGACGATAATGACCATGCGGCAGGTCTGCGAACGTCCTGAGCCTTCGGCAAGGGCTGGCTTATAACTTTCGGCCATGTTCGCCACGGCAATTAACGTTCCTGCATCATCGTACAGGCCAAGCTCACGCATCCAGAAACCGCCCACCTCCGGCGGAATAACCAGCTCTGCGATAATATAATTACTGTTTCGTTTGTCCTGGCTGATTTTGTTCAGCGCATGTCGCCAGACTTCGTGGATAAGCCCGGTCTGTCCGGCATCCGGGACAGGCAATTTACCACCGCCATCCCCGACGGCCATCGTGGTAATGTTGACCTTCCGCCCTCCCGGCGCGGTTGCCGCTGCCAGCTTTGCTGCACCGGCAGTGGTGATAACGGTTTTGAATTTTGTGCTCATTATTCCTCACTTATCCGGGGTAAACCGTAATTACATCGCCGTCATAAGCCACACCACCGGCAAACAGGTAGCCGGGAATGTCCCGGGTAATGTTCAGACCAATAAGGTGGCGGCTTGCAGGTTTGGCATCAGCAATCAGCCGTTCCATTTCCTGATACATTGCCTCTGTGATGCCGCTTTCCAGTACACCAATATCAAGCCGGAAGGTGCCGGGCGGGTCACTGTTTTCCCACCACTCCGTCACGTTGATGAGATAGCCGAGCGGCTCCACCACACGCCGGATTGCACCTATTGTGCCTTTATGACAGTGGATGAAATACGCATCGCGGATAACGGCGCGTTTTGTCGCTTCCGGCCACTTTTCATCCCACCTGTCGACCGAAAACGCCCACGCCAGCCACGGCAGCAGATTTGCCGGACAGGTGTCCGGGTTCCACAGCTCACGAATACTGACCGGCGTTTTTTCAATTTCCGCACAGGCTTTTGCGGCGGCGACCTCAAGCGGTGATGAGCCGGTCGGCAGCAGTCGCGAATCACTCATCCGAGCCTCCGGTCACGACGCGGTATTCGGTACAGAAAGACGCCTGCGTACTGTTGAGCACGATGTCGGCCAGTGGTGCAGCCAGTTCGACACGCTGCACACCTTCCACATGCAAAGCGGCATAAATGGCAGACAGACGGATGTCGCGCCCCAGCCGGTGCTGTGCCGTGATATACGCTTCCAGCTTTTTCACAGCGGCAGCGCGGATGGGTTCGCTTTCGGGACCAGGGTAAAGGTAAAGCGTGGCGTTTATCTGGTATTCAACGATGGCGGCAGACTGCACGGTCACGCGGTCGGCCACCGGCCTGACGTCCTCGCCATTAAGGGCGTTACGCACCACAGCCAGCAGGTCTTCGGATGCGACGCCGTTATTTTCACGTGACAGCACAGAGATGGTGACACAGGCAGGAGACGGACTGGTGACAGAAATATCCGCGACACGCCCGTCAGCACTGCGACCATGATACTGATAGGCTCCCACTGACCCGGCGACGCTTAAGCCCTCAAAAGCCTGCTGAATACGCAGACGATAATCGGTGTCAGATTCCATCACTGCCGGTGTCGGTGGAATGGTCGAATCATCTGCCGGGGTGATAGTCAGGCGCGTGGTGTTGTAATTGGCACCAATCACATCAAGGTCATTACCGGCGGCACAGGCCAGCATCACCGCCCGTGCGGCCTCATTCACACGCTGACGCCAGATAAGCTCACGATAAGCATTTTCTTCCAGCAGTTTGACGAGAGGCTCAGATTCCAGTGTCAGGGTACGGGCGACCGCCTCCTGCTGATCTTCCGGGTAAAGGGAAATCAGTGTCGCCTTGCGTTCAGCGAGAATGCTTTCAAAGTCCAGCTCCTCGACCACATCTGGTGCGGGTAGCTGGTTCAGGTCGATAATCGGCATGGTTTCAACTCACAGGGATGGTTAATGAAAGTGGCTGGCCGGTGTCGTTGTGCTGGCCGGTTAACGTGACCGTCATTCGCCCGTCAAAACTGCGCTCAGTGGTGACGGATGACAGGGTGACGCGGGGTTCCCATTTCAGCACCGCCATGTAACAGGCGACCTTAATCTGCAACTCAAGCGCCGGGGTCTGCGGCTGGTCAATCATTGATGCCAGCAACGAGCCGTAATCACGACGCATCACCCGTGAGCCGACCGGTGTGCGCAGGATATCGCCGATACTCTGGCTGATATGCTCAAGGTCAGTGACAGTCAGGCCATCACTGCGATTCATTCCGAGATAACGCGCTGTCATAAAGGACTCCCGGTTGTGCCGCCGCTGTCGCCGGGGTGTTTATGGGTATGCAGTACCTTACCGTTTGATGAGAGTTCACCGCCGGTGTGTTCAATGTTGCCGCGCATCGTCCCGCCCTTCTGCACTTCCAGCGTGCCGGTAATCAGCCTGTTGGTGCAGACCACCTCCGGGGTGTCCAGGGTGACGCGGGTTGATGCTTTCACCATGACCACCGGCACCGTGGCAGTAACAGAATCAGAAGCCGTCACGCTGGCCGTTTTAATTCCGCTTACCGTGAGTGCACTGGTTTCGGGTTCATATTCAATCACCGCCCCGTCAGGGAAACGTATGTGCAGGGCATCCGCCGACGCAGACGGCGGAGGGTTATCGCCGGAATAAATCCCCGGCAGAACGAACGCCGTGTCGAGTTCACCGCCCACGGCCAGAATCAGCACCTGTTCCCCCACGGAAGGTGCCCACCATGTGCGTGAACGTCCGGCACGATGGGTCAGCCACTGAAGCCAGTCGGTGCACATGCCGCCGGTCTGCACACGGCAGCGACCGGCGTTAAGGTCGGTTTCGACGATAATGCCGGTGCGAATCATGTTGCGCAGTGCGCGCGCGAGTTCCTGAATATTTGCGAGAGTGTTCATGCATGTGAGATTGCACAATATATAAAAGTTATGCTATCTGGATTCATTTGTAGAACTACCAGACAACATTCAAGGAGAGCGTAATGGTCAGCTATAATGTGACTAATGTGTGGGGGCTAATCGTTTTTTTCCTTTGTAGCTTTGCAGTATTAGCATTTTTTAGCTTTGGTAAAAGTAACCTTATGAGGCTTATTGCACATTATCTCAATTTTGGATATTCAGACAAAAAATTAAAAAGACTTGACCGCGAGTGGCGCGACATTCAACTATTTAAAATAATTAACGGAATCAATGTATCAGGCATTGAAAATGTGAGAATGATACAGCAGGGACTGATTGATGGAAAACTAAAAACATCGTATTTTTTCCTTACTCGCATCTGGGGTGACATAACAAAACCACCACACGTAATTAAAACAATAATTGTAATTCTGGCCAGTATTTTTTACATTCTCCTCGCATGTTACATACACAACGAACAATCCGTTATAGTAAGGGATGCCATAGGCATACCATATAAAAACATGATGTACTATGTTTATAGTGACAAAGTTCTTTTATCCTTCAAAAATAAAGCAGTTGAATTTAATAAAACTTATAGCCTTGCCGATTGCAAGAGACTGCAAAACGTATTTATAAAAGACACACTTCCTGAGATCGCCTGCAATAAGCTCTTACAGTTAAACGAGGAGGACTCCGAATGGTTAAGACAGGAGATTAAAGACAATAACAGTCACAAAAAAGCATTATTAATACTATCCCTCGTCTATTTCACTTCAGGTCTGGTTATATTCCTGTCATATACAAAATTCTTTTACGCCAATAAGAAGGTTTTAGAATACAAAGCATCAAATAAAAATCACTCATAAACCTCTAAACATTGAGCGACCAGCATGGCCGCTCAATGTTTAATTGCGCATCAGCCTCTGCCTGGATAAAACTAACGCTCAAGGTGAGCCAGGATAATCTCTTCAATCATCTGCACATCCTCACCGGTAAAGCCGAGCAGAGGACGCGCCGGATAATCAATTTTCTTACCGTCTTTCCGGGTTTCTTCCGACAGACCGAACTGATGCACACTGGCGATTTTCGGTGACTTTCCGCCGTAAAACTCCATTGATGCCTGTTCCGGGCTGGCGCGGATATGCAAAAAACGACTGGTGATAAGTTTCGCAAACATTTTTCGCTTAACACGACCGGTCTTTTTTCTGGCGCTCTGCTGCTGGCGTGGTGCGTAGGGTGTGCCGTCCGGGGCTTTCTGTGCCATCACCCGGCGCTGCTGACTCTGCCGCAGATGTTTCGCCAGTTCGGTGCTCAGTCGCCGACGCCCTGATGGTGACAGTGATTCAATCAGCCCGGTCAGCCGGTCTTCAAAACGCTTAAACTCATTCATCCCACTTGCTCACCAGTTCGCCATTGATATAAAGCTCCATCGGGCGAGTGACCGGCTCCGGCGGCGGAGGTTCCGGGATATTCTTCACATGCAGTGCGCCGTCCACCTCACTGACCAGCGTGCGCTCGGTCAGCATCAGGCTGATGCTGATATCAAAGCTGCTGTCATTGTTGATGTCCGCATAAAACGTGAAGCCCTTTTTCTGGCCTTCGTCGGTGGTCATGATGTCGGGCTGATTTTCCCGCAGCCACGCCAGCACCGGCACGATGAGCAGGTCAAAATCACCGGTAAAGTCGGTCACAATGACATTGAGCGTGTAACGCTTTTCGAATGACAGCGACGTCGCCAGCGTGGAGGCAATACTCCCGTTATCCACGAATATCCGCAGCATCTCGGGACTGGTTTTCAGCACCGTGACGGCATCAGTCAGCGCCCTGCGCAGGCTGTCGGGTTTGAGCATCGTTTTCGTCCTGACAGTGTTTAATCATTTTTACCTGGCTGGCACAGCGTGCCAGCGCGTTCTCAAGCAGCCGGATATCGGCACTTAAATCGCCGTTCTTCTGCGGGTCACTGCCCGGCATCGGGCAAAGACTCACTTTCGGGCAGGCGTTGTGGACAATCACTGGCGTCTGCGCAGGCCGGGCGCTGGTGCAACCGGCGCACAGCATCAGGCAGGTCAGCACCGTACCAGCGGCGAAAATCTTCGTTTTCATTGAGTAACCTCGTGATGGTTTTCTCGCGCTGTGCTTCACGCTTCGCGGCGTTCTCCAGTTCCTGACGCAGTGCCACCTGCGCCAGCTCGTTTTTGTCTGCCCTGGTGATGGCAACATGAAGCTGATTTTTCAGCATGGTGATGGTCGTCTGCTGTTCACTGGCGACGTTATTCGCCCTGTCCAGCGAGGCGCGCAGGCTGGCATTTTTGTGTTTCACCAGAAACAGACCGGCCACCGCCAGCGATAACAACACGACCAGCACAATCATCAGCTTTGACATAGTTCCCGCCCCTCAAGACGCTGACGACAGGCTTTACGTATCAGCCGGAAAAACAGCGACGCCACAAGATAAATCAGCGCGGTAAAAATCCACCCGGCAGCGACCAGCGAGATAAACGTCGCCACCATCACCACCAGAGCCGCCGCCCGTCTGCGCCACGGCACCGGCTGCAAAAACAGCGACGTGACAATCTTCACGGCCAGCGATTCCGGCGGCAGCTCCCGCCCGTAGCGTTCCAGCACATACTCCGTGGCATACACGCCGACACCACCGGCAACCACACAGATAACCGTCGCCAGAATCGCCCAGGTGGCGACAAAACTGACGGCCACGCTCTGCGGGTAAATCAGGGACAGTGCCAGCATCAGCGCCAGCGACACGTTCAGCATCAGTGAAAGGGATAATTTCTTCATGGTGTTTACTCCGTTTAAGCCGGTACGCCGCCGGCGGTACGCCAGACGGTGACCAGTTTTTCCAGTGAATGCTCACGCTGACCGTAACCGGCACCCGGCAGGGACGCCCAGATATTGCGACAGCGTGAAATGGCGCGCTCAATGCGTCCCGCCCGGATGTCATCCAGTGCACCGCGTTCGCGGATCAACTGAATGGCGAGCCTGTCCTGTGACAACGGACTGAAATCCGGCAGGGCAAGCTGTTTGCGGTAGTGCGGCCAGAACAGGTAAAGCTGCTGATAGCGACCGGAGGCCGTGGATTTTTCACCGCGACGGTTAAACACCTTCGCCGGTCGGCCATGCGCGAACGGGTGGTCACTGTAGTCGGTGAAAATTTCCGGCTTTCCGTCCAGTCCGGTGACTATCACGTCATAGCCCCGGTTTTTCGTCAGCGGATGATTCGCCGTCCCTTCGGACACGGCCAGCATGTCGAGAAAGGCGGCGATATTCTGATGCGTGTTAATTACCGGCATTACGGTTTCCCCCTGCCCTTAAAACGGCGCTGAATGGCAATCTCAATCACCTGATAACCGGCGATACCCAGCATGGAGCCGATGCCGCACACCGCAGGCAGTGACAGGTCAGGAAACTGCACCAGAACAACACCGGCAACCATCGAGACAAAACCACCGAGCAACATGCGCCCGATAAACAGACGCGGGGTGATAGGTTCACCACCGGCAAGCACCTTGCCGACAACAATCAGCACCCCAATCATGAAAAGCGACAGGACGCTTTTTTCTTCTGCTGTCATGCGTTACTCCCACAGATTGACAGTTTCAGCCACGGGCGCGGTCTGAACGTCGGGCAGTTCGACGGCGGTGCCGTGTGGCAGCACCGCCCCCAGTTCAGCCAGTCCCGGATTTGCGGCGAGCACGGCCTCGACCACGCCCTCAGTGCGCCCGTAATAGCGGACACAAATGGCGTCGAGCGTGTCGCCCTGTAGCGCAAAGGTCTTCATCAGATTTGACTCACGATGCAGCGCGGCTTGCCCTGGATGCGCGCCACCGCCCAGCGCATATCCCGCCACAGCTCATCAATGGTGCTGTCAATGCTGTCGGCCTTCTTGTCGCCTTTCGCACTGGCATCCACGCCGCGATAACGCTCATAAAGCGACGCGGTCGCCATCGCACACACGGCGCGCTCGTAGTAAAAAACTTTGATGCTTTCACCGTCGATATCGTCTGCCGGGACGTCAGCCAGACGCGTAAAACCGGCGGCAATTTTCTGTTCGCGGTACTCGTACAGCTCCGCATTCGTTTCAGCCATGCCTGACTTGATGGCCTCACGCAGACGGGCGGGGGCGACGGTCTGCTCAAGGCGCATACGTTCCCGGACGCGCTTCGGGTCGATATCGGGAAAAAAGAACGTGTTTTTAATCACCGGCTCGTCGCCTGCCGGTTGCGGGATGACCACCGTACCCTCACCGGATACAGGAGCCTCCTTTCGCGGAATAATCAGCGTCATCATGACTACCTCTGAAAAGTCGGGCGGTGGACGCCGGTGTAGTGTCAGGTGATTCACCCTCACTGACCGGCGTGCCGCCCTGGCGCGGGGCGCATTCGGTTGTTAACTGGCTTTCTTTTTCGGGCGTCCACGTTTTGCCGGTGTCACGCTCCGGGTCTTACGCGTGGCACGGGTGGCCGCTTTGGGTTGCGGCTCCGGCTTCGGTTTCAGCTCCCGCTCCAGTCGTTCAATCTCTTTTTTGACGCCTGCCTGACAGTCGAGCTGTGTCGCACGTTGCAGGTGCGCCAGCGCACCGGCGGCATCACCACCGTCACGCAGAAACAGACCGGTGATTTTGTGCAGCTTTGCGCGCACTTCATCAGGCATGTCTGCCGTGGCAGTCAGTTCAAGGGTCTCCGTCAGCAGGCGGGTATCCACAGACTCACCGGCAGCGTGGGCACGCATGGCCGCAAGCGCGACCTCCTCGGTGAACATGTACGGCGGGGTGCGGCGGTGTTTACCCGGCATGGTCAGACCGTACTTCAGGGCATAACGGGCAATCTCCAGCGCACCGGCAATATCGCCGGTATCCAGACGCCACAGCATGACCGTCATCAGAATGTCATCCTGTGCACCTTTGCCCTGCTCCAGCACGCCGTTCACCCACGGCAACCAGAACGGCAGCAGTTCGCGTTTTTTCGCGGCCTTCAGCTCTTTTGAATAAATCGCTTTCAGTGTGCGCTGGTCTGCGGCGAGCTTAACCAGCATCTGCTCATAGACAGTTGCATGTCGCAGCGGGGCGGCTTCCCGCTGCGCGGTCATCGCTGCCGAGACCCGCATCATGTGGCGCTGTGCGGGACTCGTCATCGGTTACGCTCCCGGCTCTGCGGTCGCCTTGGCCGGTGTGGAGAAGTCACCGACCTTGATTTTTTCCACCAGACAACCGGCGGCGTAGTCTTCCACCACGTAATCAATGTTCATTGACTCGTAGTTCTCCACGCGGTCGAGTTTCGGGTTCTCCTCAATCACGCGGCGATGGCTGTCATCCATGTAGTAGATGGACAGGTTTTCCAGCTTCGTGATGAGCATCGCATCCGCCGGGAAGTACGGGACGCGTACCGCCGGCAGGTTACCGATGCGTTTCTGGCTGATGATGACGTCAGCGGCCAGCATTTCGCTGTTGTCCTGCTCCTTGTTAACGATGGGGAAATACTTGTCCGCCAGTAGCTGACGCCCCACAATCACCACAAGGTCAGGGTCTTCCTGATACCACGGCTCAATCAGGTTGTTGGTCGCATCCATCACCAGTGCATCGAGGCTGGCATAATCACCGCCCTTACCCACGCGGATGACCTCAGAGGTGGTGCGACCTTCCTCGTCAGTGACCTTGCTCATCACGCGCGCCGGGGCTTCATTGCGGTATTTCTGCAGCCAGCCGACCGCCACATCCTGCAGCATCGGATTGCTGCTGCGGTCAGAGGTTTCGGCACGCTTCACGCCGTTAAAACCGGCCATGATGAAATCAAGGGACTGGCGTTTGATAATGGCGTTACGGATACGGAGCTGGAAATCCTGATAACGCGCCCACAGGTCCAGCGTTTTGTAGCGGATATAAAAATCGAAGTTAACCTGGTCGCATTCGTACTTGTTGGACGCCAGCTTCGAGAAGTCCTTCGGCTGACGCTCGGTGCCTCCTGCGGTGTCGGTGGTGCTGGCAATGGGGCCGGTGATACCGATACCAATTTTTTCCCCTTTCATTTCGCTGACCGGCACAATGTTGATGCGGGTCAGAAAGTCAGAGGACTCCTGCATGGTGTTCATCAGGGTCTGGGTGACCGACGGTTCAACGGTGAACTTTTTCGACACATCACCGGCGTCGATGCCGTTCAGTTCGGCAACACGGGACAGGTAAGCATTAAATTTAAAGCGGGTTTCCTGGCGCATAGTTTTTCCTGAAATTAAGGGTTAATCGTGAAGGTTTTCCCGGACTGACTGACGCCGGTCAGCAGTTCGTCATCAGGGCGTCACCGCCACCACCGGTGGCCTTGCTGCGGCGCTGCTGGGTCAGACTTTCGGTGTGGTCGAGGCTGTTTTTCAGGCGGGTGAATGCCTGGCTGGTTTCATCCACCTTGTCAGTCACCTCCTGCTTAAGTGCGGAAAAGGCGGTTTCCACCTCAGCGAGGCGCTGCTCAGTGGCGCTCAGTTTTTCCTGCACATGTTCAGCAACAGCGGTCACCGCTTCATGCACGTCATTCAGACGGGCGTCATCGCTGGCCTGTTTGCGGCCAAAAATGGATTTCACCTTTTCGGTCAGGGCGGTGAACACGGTTTCAGGCAGGTCTTCAAATTCCAGCTCAACGGGCGTTGCCACTGAAATCAGGTTTTCAGGGCTTAATTTGAAGCGGTTCAGGGGGTTGTGTTTTGCCGTGCGGCAGAATTCCAGGTATTCCGTGCCGAGGCTTGCCGGGTCATCGGTGACGGCCAGCCCCACCAGATAACATTTGCCGGTGTTGGCAAAGTTCGGCTGAATTTCCATTGAGGTGTAGACCTTCTGTGCGGCCTTGTTCATCGCGATAAGGTCATCGGTCGGGGTGATTTTCGCAAACAGCGCCCATTTGCCTTTCAGCGCCGAATCATCGTCAATCTTTTCGGCCTTCAGTTCGGCCACATCGCCATAACGTTTAAAAATGCCGTCAGGCAGGATGCCGCGCAGATGTTCCAGGTTAATGCGGCAACCATAGACTCGCGGGTCAAAGGTTTCGGCCATTTCCTGAATATCCTGCGCACTGATGACACGCCCGTCACAGGTGTCACCCTCAACGCCGATACGAAAGAATTTTGAGACTTTTTTTGCCATTGTCAGGAGTCCTGAATAGTGATTAGAGGAGTCACATGTCGGCATCAGTTTCCCGACGATGCGCATCCTCCGCCATCAGTCCCGGATGGCTTATCACTGACACAACAGCACCTTAGCGAATCGCAGGGCGCGACTCAGTAGCCTTGCCGTGTATTCATCACGGCGAGGTATTCATGACCATCACCACAGACACCACTCTTTTACACGACCCGCGTCGTCAGGCGGCGCTGCTGTACTGGCAGGGGTTTTCCGTGCCGCAGATTGCCGCCATGTTGCAGATGAAACGCCCGACGGTGCAGAGCTGGAAACAGCGCGACGGCTGGGACAGTGTTGCCCCCATCAGCCGTGTCGAAATGAGTCTGGAAGCGCGGCTGACCCAGCTCATCATCAAACCGCAGAAAACAGGCGGTGACTTCAAGGAAATTGACTTGCTCGGACGCCAGATTGAACGACTGGCACGGGTAAACCGCTACAGCCAGACCGGCAACGAGGCAGACCTTAATCCGAACATCGCTAACCGCAACAAAGGCGGGCGTCGCAAACCGAAAAAGAATTTTTTCAGTGACGAGGCCATCGAAAAGCTGGAGCAGATTTTCTTTGAGCAGTCTTTCGAATATCAGTTGCACTGGTATCGCGCCGGGCTTGAGCACCGCATCCGCGATATCCTGAAATCCCGCCAGATTGGCGCGACGTTTTATTTTTCCCGCGAGGCGCTGCTGCGCGCCCTGAAAACCGGTCATAACCAGATTTTTCTGTCGGCCAGTAAAACGCAGGCGTATGTGTTCCGCGAATACATCATCGCCTTTGCCCGTCTGGTTGACGTTGACCTGACCGGTGACCCGATTGTCCTGGGCAATAACGGCGCAAAACTGATTTTTCTCGGCACCAACTCCAACACCGCACAGAGCCATAACGGCGACCTGTACGTCGACGAGATTTTCTGGATCCCGAATTTTCAGGTACTGCGTAAGGTGGCATCAGGTATGGCCTCACAGAGTCACCTGCGCTCGACCTATTTCTCCACCCCGTCCACGCTGGCGCACGACGCCTACCCGTTCTGGTCAGGTGAACTGTTCAACCGGGGACGCGCCAGCGCCGCCGAACGCGTGGAAATCGACGTCAGTCATAACGCCCTTGCCGGTGGGCTTCTCTGTGCGGACGGCCAGTGGCGGCAGATTGTCACCATTGAGGACGCCCTGAAAGGTGGCTGCACATTGTTCGACATTGAGCAGCTTAAACGCGAAAACAGCGCCGACGATTTTAAAAACCTGTTCATGTGTGAATTTGTTGATGACAAGGCATCGGTATTCCCGTTCGAGGAGCTGCAACGCTGCATGGTCGACACGCTGGAAGAATGGGAAGACTATGCGCCGTTTGCCGCAAATCCGTTCGGCTCCCGACCGGTATGGATTGGTTACGACCCGTCACACCGTGGCGACAGCGCCGGATGCGTGGTACTGGCACCGCCGGTGGTGGCCGGTGGCAAATTCAGAATACTTGAGCGTCACCAGTGGAAAGGTATGGACTTTGCCACCCAGGCGGAATCCATCCGCAAACTCACCGAAAAATATAACGTCGAATACATCGGTATTGATGCCACCGGCCTCGGTGTCGGCGTGTTCCAGCTCGTGCGCTCGTTCTATCCCGCCGCGCGCGATATCCGCTACACGCCGGAAATGAAAACCGCAATGGTGCTCAAGGCAAAAGACGTTATCCGTCGTGGCTGTCTGGAATATGACGTCAGCGCCACCGACATCACCAGCTCGTTTATGGCTATCCGCAAGACCATGACCAGCAGCGGACGCAGCGCCACCTATGAGGCCAGCCGCAGCGAGGAAGCCAGCCACGCCGACCTCGCCTGGGCGACCATGCACGCCCTGTTAAATGAGCCACTCACCGCCGGTATCAGCACCCCGCTGACATCCACCATTCTGGAGTTTTACTGATGAGCAAGAAAAAAGGGAAAACACCGCAACCTGCGGCAAAAAAAATGACCGCCAGCGCCCCGAAAATGGAGGCATTCACCTTTGGTGAGCCGGTGCCGGTACTCGACCGCCGTGACATTCTGGATTACGTCGAGTGCATCAGTAACGGCAGATGGTATGAGCCGCCGGTCAGCTTTACCGGTCTGGCGAAAAGCCTGCGTGCTGCCGTGCATCACAGCTCGCCGATTTACGTCAAACGCAATATTCTGGCCTCGACATTTATCCCGCATCCGTGGCTTTCCCAGCAGGATTTCAGCCGCTTTGTGCTGGATTTTCTGGTGTTCGGTAATGCGTTTCTGGAAAAGCGTTACAGCACCACCGGTAAGGTCATCAGACTGGAAACCTCACCGGCAAAATATACCCGCCGTGGCGTGGAGGAGGATGTTTACTGGTGGGTGCCGTCCTTCAACGAGCCGACAGCCTTCACGCCCGGCTCCGTGTTTCACCTGCTGGAGCCGGATATTAATCAGGAGCTGTACGGCCTGCCGGAATATCTCAGCGCCCTTAACTCTGCCTGGCTGAATGAGTCGGCCACGCTGTTCCGCCGCAAGTATTACGAAAATGGCGCACATGCCGGATACATCATGTACGTCACCGATGCCGTGCAGGATCGCAACGATATCGAAATGCTTCGCGAAAACATGGTTAAGTCGAAAGGCCGCAATAACTTTAAAAATCTGTTTCTCTATGCCCCGCAGGGGAAAGCCGACGGCATTAAAATTATCCCGCTCAGTGAAGTGGCGACGAAGGACGATTTTTTTAATATCAAAAAAGCCAGCGCCGCAGACCTGCTGGACGCGCACCGCATCCCCTTTCAGTTGATGGGCGGCAAGCCGGAGAACGTCGGGTCGCTGGGTGATATTGAGAAAGTGGCAAAGGTCTTTGTCCGCAATGAGCTTATCCCGCTACAGGACAGGATCCGCGAGATAAACGGCTGGCTCGGTCAGGAGGTCATCCGCTTTAAAAACTACTCACTGGACACTGACAACGACTGAACATCGCCGCCTGCGGGCGGCTTTTTTACATCCCGTCATCACGCCCTCACACGCTCACCACCGCACAAAACACCCCTTAGACACACCAACGCCCCGACGCACAATCTAAACGCCATCACGACGCGCTCAGACGCTGAAAAAATAAAATCAGCACCACCGCCAGCGCGCAGTGCTTTCCCCGCCTCGCCCGCCCGCTTCATGAGACGGTTTTGATGCAGTCGCATTTGTCTTGAAAACCAAGTAACTAGACGGCTATCAGTCATAGACAGGCAGCTTTTTTTTTCATACATTTTGTATGCAAAATCATGCACGCCTAATCAAGACGAATCTTCGTTCACAGCCATTATGCATGAATGCGAAAATTACTGTTCGAAAAAGGATAATTTATGGTTTCGTCAAACGTCAAAATAGCAGCATTTCCAGCAAAAAGATTCTTTGTTGAGATGCTCACCCGAGATATTGAGTTGTCTGACTCAATTCTAGATTTACTAGATAACTGCCTAGATGGTGTATTAAGAAAAAACAATTTCACTCCAGAGCAAACCTTCGGTAAATCAGACGTTTACAAGGGTTACTATGCTCATATTGAATTTGATGAGAATAGTTTCAGAATAACTGATAATTGCGGAGGTATTCCAGCAAAACTTGCGGAAAGCTATGCGTTTAGGTTGGGTAGACCTGCAGAACGTGAGGCGGATGATCTCCCGACAATTGGTGTATATGGTATCGGAATGAAACGAGCGATTTTCAAAATGGGGACATCTGCTCAGATTTTAAGCAAAACTGAAAACGAACAATTTTCAGTTACCATTTCTCCTGAATGGATGGCTGATGATGAAAACTGGTCTTTGGAGTTAGAGCGAAATAATGTTGACTTAAACGAAACAGGCGTCAGCATCCAAATTAACAATTTAAGGAAAGATATTAAAGCATCCCTATCAAAGGATCGTGGCTTTGAAGAAGTTTTGATTAATATCATAGCAAATCATTATAGTTTAATCATTAAAAAAGGGTTTGAGGTTAAAGTAAATGGATGTATTGTTAAGCCAAATAGCACCAATTTAATATTTGATGAAGAAGCCATTAAAGGCAATACCGACGGCATTGCTCCTTATGTATATAAAAATAATTCAAATGGAGTTTCAATTAAAGTTGCAGTTGGATTTTATCGTAACTTGCCTAGTGAGGAAGAAGAAGAGAATTTATTATCAGGCCGTTCCACAACAGAAAAAGCTGGTTGGACAATTATATGCAATGATCGTGTAGTCCTACATGCGGATAAAACCAAGCTTACAGGTTGGGGAGAAGCTGGAGTTCCACAATATCATACTCAATTCATCGGAATTTCTGGTGTTGTTATTTTCACATCATCAAATGCTGAATTACTACCTATCACTACAACTAAACGAGGTGTTGATGGTAACTCTGAGCTATATCTTTCTACTAAAGATTTTATGCGCGAGGGTTTAAAATTCTTCACGGACTTTACCAACAAATGGAAAAGTAACGCAGAGGAAAGAAAGCAAATTATTAATACTGCATCCAATATGGTTTCAACAACTGAGGTCGACTTTACTAAATCAATTCCTAGAGAAAACTGGTCGAACGTTCGACGTTCAATAGGAGGAGAAGTTTTCAAACCGAAGCTACCAATGCCTCGGGATTCGGATCCATTACGTCAGATAAAATTTAGCCGTAGACATAGTGAAATAAAACTGGTGTCAGAGTTTCTCTTTGATGATGCAACTCAACCACCAACAGAGGTTGGTCAATATTGTTTTGATGAATTTCTAAAAAAGGCTAAACAATGAGTACTGGCGGAAGCATCCCATATCATTTGCGGCAAAACAAAGCCATTGAAAGGAATCTATTTATAGAATCCCTAAGAAGGTTAAACAATTATACAAACATATCCGAATATGTATATATAGGATTCGGGGGGCCTTTCCTCGAAGATTTCAAACAAATTCATAATTTGTTAAAAGTGACTAAAATGATATCTATCGAAGGAGATAAAAATGTCCATTGCCGACAACAGTTTAACAAACCATTATCTTGCATAAATTTGGGTGATACCCCAGAAATGAGCGGAGACTTCATCAATCGCTATAACTTTGACGATAAAACGATCATATGGTTAGATTATGCAACGCCTTCAGACTTAAATGCTCAGTTAAATGAAATAGTTAATTTGGTTACAAAGCTAAAACCCAAAGACATTTTTAAGATCACTTTAAATGCAAACCCTGAAGCCTTGGGAAAAAACCCGAGCGAACGAGATCCAAGAGCATATAGATTTCAAAAGATAAACGATATTTTGACTCAAGATTTTTTACCACCGAATGCAGTAGTCGAAGATGTCGGATTTAAAAAATACCCTATGCTCCTAGTTAATGCTATGAGACGCGCAATAGGGCATGGATTAAAAGGTCGAAATGACATAAGAATACATCCATTAACTTCTTTCGTTTATAAAGATGGCCAACAGATGGTTACTTTAACAGCTATCGTTCTTGAAAACACTGATACAGAAGAAGCTAAATTTATTGATAATTCCAGAATCAAGAATTGGCCATTTTATGATGGGAAGTGGAGTAATCCTAAAAATATAAACGTCCCTGCTATGTCTTTAAAAGAAAGGATACATATTGAATCTTTATTACCCGAAGCTTCAGTAGAAAACATCCATGAAACTCTAGGGTTTTACATTGGCTCCACTCCTTCTGGAGCCAACTCCGATCTAAGTAATTTTATCGAATACTACAAGGTCGTTCCATGGTATTCAAAGATTCTTTTTTAACTTTTAAACAGTAATCGTATAAAGGTAATAGCATAGCCTCAGCCACAAGCGGACTAACGCTATTACCTATCTGTCTAAAACTGTGCCACTTTGTAGGATGAAAACGGAACCAATCAGGAAACCCTTGTAACCTAGCTGCTTCACGAGGAGTTATCACCCTAGCTTGAGTAGGGTGAATTGGCCTAACGGCCTGATAACTCCCCTTGTCACTTCCTGTACCTGCTCTCAAAGTTGGACAAAAACCGTTAGGATTGAGTCGTTGTGATCTCGAAATCTTATCAGTTTCACCGAATGAAAGTTGTCTATATCTCCTGAGCACTTCCTCCGAATGAGCTGTACCTAAAAAGCCAGATACCAATCCTTTCTTTAAATTTTGAATGGATTCTGCATCACCTACACCATTTGGTATATGTCCCCAAAGTCGCTCATAATAGTAACCATCTTTATCCATTTTTACTGAACGCCAGCCTTGCTCCTCTGTCTGCCACTCTTTTCTTATAGTTCGCGGTAATCCGTAGAGTGCATCTTTGACAAGAGTCTGCTCTATTATATTTTTAGGAAAAAAATCAGATTCTTTTAACTGATTAATAAAACCTCTTTTAAAACCCATGAAAAATATTCGTGTCCGTGTCGTAGGTGCTCCATAATTTGAAGCATTAACCCTTATTGGATGTAATAAACAATAGCCATCTCTAACTAAAGAAAATGCTTCTTCTCTTACTGGATTATATTTCTCACCCATAATTCCTGGAACATTCTCTGCCAAAAAACAAATTGGAGATAACTCACTTACCAACCTAAAAAAATGAATATACAATTCATTTCTTGTATCATTGGCATTCCTTTTTCCAATGGTGCTAAATCCTTGGCAAGGTGGACCACCAATAACGCAATCAATGTCCTTTACAGCACATGCAGACAAAATATCTTTTGCTGTAAGCGAGCAGACATCCCGATGCAAATGTGTTGATTTTGGGAAGTTTAACTCATGTGAAAAAATAGCATGTTTATCCAGTTCAACAGCTCCAACCAAGTTGAAACCGGCTCGAGTTGCCCCTAAGCTTAAACCGCCAACTCCAGAGAATAAATCAACTACATTCATATTCAAATAACCATGCTAAAGATTCAACTAACGATCATGTATTCTATCATGACATCAGTCATTGTCTAAAGCCATAGTTGCTTTAAAAGTTGAATCAAACTAACAATCCCTTAATGTGAGAAAGTGATTTTTCGGATGATTAATAGCCACGCTCCAGCCCCCTGAAGTTCCCAATTTGCTGCTGATGGTCATTTTGAAAAACTCAAAGCAAGTGAACGACAGTTACTCTCTCCAAGCTCCGACCATCCAAACGAACAATGTAATCCTATGCAATTATATCAGCTAGCCACTTATCTTCTCTTGCCGAGTAAACATTGGCAAATAATGCTTTAATGTGTTTCTAAACACTCTGACGACCTCTGGGTCACTCCATTCGATAACACCGTCATCAACCAGATTAAGCACTGCTGCGGCGTGCTCAGAAGGTGTGGGAGCCGGTAACGAAGTATCACCACCAGTGAGCTTTCCACAGTTATTGACAGGACTCCGAGGCGCGGCGATGCCGCTTTTTAAAGTCAAAGGCTCAACGACCGGAACTTTCGGCACAATGCGCCAGTCCGTCGTTCTGGTGATATGAATATGACGCGCGCCGAGATGCGGCGCGTAAATGCCGACCACTCTCTCGACTTCTTCCTCGTACTCGTTAACGTCATCCGACGGGCTACGGGCAACCCTGACAGTCTGACAATCGCGCGGGACATTTGCCCCACCCTGCGCGCTGATATACAACGCAAAATCACCACTGTCTGCGGCAGCGCGAGCAGCCTCGACGCGTTCGTCAAACTCATCAGCAATACTGACGCCGCGAGGCAATTTGCGTAGTTCACGGTAAGCCCCCATTGTCGGCAGTCCAACCGTTTTAAATTGCGGGATGCGCCACGTTGACGCCCATGCAGTAACAGCCGCGGCAGTATCTTTCAGAGGTCTGCCGGTATCGTTATCGAGCTGACCATCCAGTGCATAGCCGTCGATGTTTTTTGAGATGTATTTCGCGATATACCCCGCAGCACCGCCCCGGTTAAGGTGTTTTGCCTGAAAACGGTTTCGCGCGGCTCCTCTTTCGTCGCCATCCTCTTTGAGCGCATAGCGACGCATGATTTCGATAATCTGGTTACGCTGGCGCGGATTACAAAAAAGCATCATATGCCAGTGCGGCGTTCCGTCGTGGTGTGGCTCGACGACACGCAAACCGTAGACCTGTAAATCATTATCCTTGAATGCCGTGCGCATCAGGCTCCAGATACGGCAGAGATAACGCTGCGCATCCTTTGGATTAAATGCCTCATCGTTCCAGCCGTGATTTAGCTGGACGGTTTTACTTTCGCCTTTTCTGACCTGACGTGTCGGGTGATACTTTGACGGCGCGGTCAGCGTGATAAACATCCCCACATCACCCTCTGCTGCGGCGTAACGCTCAATACCGGCAATGGTGTTCATCAGCTCCATCCGGCGAATTTCAGGATTAGAAATACTGCCCATCACCTTACTGATAAGGTCGATGCGCTCGCCGGTTTCCCTGTTTTCGAGATCACACGATTTAAGAAATTCCAGATTTGCCTGGCGGCGTGCACGCACATCACGAATGGCATGTTTACTGGCATAAGGAGAACGGTCTTTATTGACCTCCCCGACAGCAATCAGTAACGCCTCATGCCAGCGCATACGCTGGCCTTTAAGCTGATGAGTCCACCACTCATCGTTAAACAGACGGGCAATGGCAGAATATGCCTGCCTCGTGGTCATCTGCCCTTTACGGTATTTTTTCCAGTAGAGAGGGGATATATTGAAAGCACGTGCAGCGCCAGCAACATGACCATAGAGGTGAGCCTGCGCCTCATCCGTAAACAGCGATTCTTTTTCGCCATGCGCATCCACCCAGGCATCGCTGAGTTCCTCATACATCATGAAAAGCTGCGATGAGATACGGGCAGCAAACTTTTTCAGCTCCTTGTCATTCATTCCCGGCAGGCGCGCATAGTGGTCACGCTCTGCCAGAAACAGTAACGACGCGTCGGTGTTCATTTCATGGCGCTGATTCACACGCTCAATGCGCGGCCATAAACGGCGCTGAAAAGTGGATGTGAGGAAATAAAACCCGTGCACCGGGCTTTTATTGCGCCGGATGTAGTCATAGCGTGAAGTAAACAGCGAACGCAAAAAGTAAGGCAGGCGGTTAATCGTGGATAAAACACCTTGCACCTGACGCATCTCGTCACGTGTAAGGGGTCTTTCGCGCCCGACAGCCTCGCGTGGCGCGCTCCATGCATAAGCACCGGTAAACGTCTTACCGGTGCCTGCAGCAAATGCTGACGGAGGGACAAAACGCCCGGAGGCTTTAATGGCCATATGAGCCAAAAGCCTCTGAACAACGCTTGCTGAGTTGCTCAACCTGCGCGTTTAAATCAGCAAAAGACTTTGCGCTTCCGGTCAGAATATCGTGATGCATCAGGCCGGAAACGAGCTGGCTTAATTTCGGGTAATAACCAACCACCGCCAGCCACTCCTGACCGGCGTTTTTACCGCTTTCCGCTCTCTTTTTCTCATGGAGAATAAACTGAAAGCTGTCACTGGTAACGACATAACGTTCGCCAATTTCTATACGAATGCTCATGCCATTCTCCGGTAATGTTTGTTTTTTGCTTCAAAGACTGACTGACAGGAAACACAACGCGTGGCTGACGGATAAGCCGCACGACGGGCAGCAGGTATTGGCACGTCACACTCTTCACAAACCAGCGCAGAAGCACCGCAATGTTTTACCCTTGCCGCGTTAATCTGGCGCTCCAGTAATTCAGCCTGCTGTTCCTGAATAAAATCCACGTTGTCCGGCATTACCAGCTCCTTTTGTCGTTCAGCTTCTTAAATTCATCAGCGCAATAGCTGGCGATTTCTGTCGTTAATTTCGTCAGTTCATCCACGGAGGAGATTTGCTTATGAAATACAGCGCGTTTAACAAGTAAATTGACCACATCAGACAGGAGGTTTAATTCGTTCTGATAAATCGCGATAACAGATTCAGTTATTTCGCGTTTTTCTTTATCAAGACCAAGTTGAATAAGAGACAAATCGCCATTTTTCATAACGGCGATTTTTAAGGCATTGTTCAGTAATACAACTGAATGAGAACAGGACATCAAAGCACCTCCCCGCGAGACAACCCGATATTGTGAAATTTTTCCGACTCCTGACTGAGCAGCTCGACTATCTCCACGCGGGATAACTCCGCCTTTGTGATATGGCGAATCATGGCGTCAAGATGAGAAGAAAAGCGCGTCGCTGCGTCGGCCTGTGCTTCGGTTCTGGCCTGTTGCAGCAGTAATGCGTATTTACCGCACTGATTTTCAGAAACTGTATGCATGACTTTCTCCAGGCAAAAAGAAGCCCCGCACAATTAAGTGCGTTAAAAACTCTGGTTAATTACTTAATGCAGATATTGCTCTGGTTTTACCGATGTCAGAATTGTCGGTGCATACTCAAACAGACTGAATAATTCACGTAATGCACGGAATAAAGCTTCACGCCAGTAACATGATTCTTCATTAATTCGCCAGTATGGCTGGTTAAATTCTTTTTCTGTCAGTCGTGCGTGCATAAATAAAGTGCGGCGCTGACTGACAGTTAAAAAGCTAATATATGCATACTCACTTGCACCGACCTGACGGCGTTTTGAGAATGCCCCACGCAATTCATCAATTGCACAAACCAGCCGTTCACGTTCGACGTCGTTCATTTCTTCAAAACGCATCGTTGCGTGACGTTGTTTTAACTGCGCATGAAAGCAAACTGTTAGCCGTTCGCGCTCCATCATCTGATTATAATAATCACATGTCTCCTGCCAGCGAGGAACGGCAAGATGCTTACCAATTATCCGGCGCATAGTTGCTGGCTGTTTTTCAACGAGATTGAGCGTCATCACTGTCATTTCCAGCCCCTCCGGCTTTTCAGAAAGGTCAGAGCCTTCTTTAACGGACTCTGTTTTTTGGTGCGGATAATGATTCCCTTGCGTCCCTTCCCGTGGGTGATGGTGAAGTCAATCGCCCTGGGGCTTTCGTTACGCAATAACTGAGCAATACAACGAGGCTCATTCATACGGTTCTCCTTAACGTGGTTCACCGAGACCTAACCACATCAACCAGCCGTCACGAATCTCTTTAGGACGGCTTTCATAAGCCAGTTTTAGTCCGTTATTCCATGCCGGAATGTATACCCAATATTCACCAGCACGCCCCGATACTGACTGAGGGTCAGTAATCTCAATAACTGGTAATTTCCCTTTCTCAATCATGCCCCTTACAGCTCTTGGAGTTTTACCAATGAGTTTTGCAAACTCCTGATAAGGCACGGCATCAGTCACGCTTACAAGCTGTCTATTCATCTGCTACGATTCTCCCTTAGTGCTTCTAATGGCTCCTAATGGCTAATTATTGCCTAAAAGGATAACTCCAGAAGCACAACATTTCACACCATCAGCAAGAAATTACGCAATCGGAGTAATTATGTCAATAGACGTTTCGGAGAAGTTGAAGCTAATCCGTGAATCTGAAAGGTTAAACCGTAAAGAATTCAGTGAATTAACTGGTGTAGCCTACAGCTCACTTTCGAGCTATGAGAGCCGGTCAAAAAACGCTGGAGTTGAAGCCATAATGAAGGTCTTACAACATCCCAGATTTACTAAATATACTTTGTGGTTCATGACTGATCAGGTAGCTCCAGAAGCCGGGCAAATTGCGCCCGCTCTCGCACACTTTGGGCAAAACGAAACAACGTCGCCCCACTCCGGTCAAAAGACTGGTTAACAATTTATCGTGAATATATTCATCACAAGTGCCTACTATTGGTGGCTAAATTTCAGCCACCACGAAAAAAGCGATTAGTAGTAGCAAAAAAAAGTACCACTCGGAGGGTTTTCTGATGGCAATCAAAAAACTCGATGATGGTCGATATGAAGTGGACATTCGCCCTACTGGACGTAACGGAAAACGCATCCGTAGGAAGTTTGATAAGAAAAGCGAAGCTGTCGCTTTCGAAAAATACACGTTGTACAACCACCACAATAAAGAATGGCTATCAAAACCAACAGACAAACGACGTCTGTCGGAACTGACACAGATCTGGTGGGATTTAAAGGGTAAACACGAAGAGCATGGGAAATCTAATCTTGGAAAAATTGAAATCTTCACAAAAATAACGAATGACCCATGCGCATTTCAAATCACGAAATCCCTTATCAGCCAGTACTGCGCCACCCGAAGAAGTCAGGGTATTAAACCTTCGAGTATCAATCGTGATTTAACATGTATTAGCGGCATGTTTACAGCCCTGATTGAAGCGGAGTTATTCTTTGGTGAGCACCCTATCAGAGGGACAAAGAGGCTTAAGGAGGAAAAACCAGAAACAGGCTATCTCACACAGGAAGAAATTGCCTTACTGCTTGCAGCACTTGACGGCGACAATAAAAAGATTGCGATTCTTTGCCTGAGTACAGGAGCACGTTGGGGAGAAGCAGCTCGTTTGAAAGCAGAAAATATCATCCATAACCGCGTCACGTTTGTTAAAACGAAAACAAACAAACCACGCACCGTCCCGATCTCAGAGGCTGTTGCCAAAATGATCGCGGATAACAAACGAGGTTTTTTATTCCCTGATGCTGATTACCCTCGCTTCAGACGAACAATGAAAGCAATAAAACCGGATTTGCCAACGGGGCAAGCCACACATGCACTAAGGCACAGCTTTGCCACTCATTTCATGATTAATGGAGGAAGTATTATCACGCTACAACGGATACTAGGTCACACGCGGATTGAGCAAACTATGGTTTACGCTCATTTTGCGCCAGAGTACCTTCAGGACGCCATTTCTCTTAATCCGCTAAGAGGTGGTACTGAAGCCGAGAGTGTCCACACAGTGTCCACAGTAGAGTAACGTTTAAGGGCTTTCAGTGGTAATTTATGCCGCTCAAACCCGCATTGTACCGTTGAAAGCCCCTACTGGTGACACCCTAAATCTCCCTTACACGGGCTTATTTTTTGTGCATAAACCATAGAGACGGATTGATCCCAGGTGACCGTCTTCCATTGACCACATCGATAGAATCTCCCTTCATAGCACGATGCCTTTCACGTAACGGCATCGTGCTCGCACAGGTTCCGGCTAAGCACAACCAGAACGCGCATGTTTGACGCTTACCAAAAAATATTCTCACTCTCCACATTTGAATGTCAGACGAGCGACGCCATGTAATCCTGCACCTTCTGTCTTCAGGTCAACTATCTGCATTTTTTTGCCCTGAGTAACACAGAAATGAGCTGCATCATTTTTTACTATATTTTCTGCACCAGATATTCTGCCCCTGGCTAAAGAAGCTTCGGCTTCGGTGTAGTATTGGTTATCGAGTTTACGCTGAATATTACTTTTATATGCAAGACCAAATTTACCGATACTTGTCTCATCATTATGTACAGCACACCCAGACATAAGAAAAACACTAATTAATGATATAGCAGCTATCTTTTTCATCTTACCTTCCCCCATTAAATACCAACGACACGCTCTGGTGTTAAAATATAATAATGGCATGATTATTATAATTGAATAGGATTATAATAAATGTTCTGTACAACATTTCCTACATAAGTAGGAATTACAAACATGAAGCCCTGCCCAGGTATCCCCATGAGGGCTTTAATATATTTAGAATAAGATAGTGAAGATGCCACTGTTTAGTTGAATATTAGGTATATGCTCTTTTTTGAAATTTACCGGTGGCTACCGTTAACATTCACTGTCCCCATTGCAAGCTCCTGGTGGTAACCACTGAATCCTCCATACTTGAACTGATTTTTTATCCTCCGACTTTCATCCTGTTCTGACTCCACCTTTTCTTTTCTGCTCTACACTATCTACAGACCAATCATAAAGGCACATACGATCATGGCAGAATTTCCCGCCAGCTTACTGATTCTTAATGGCAAAAGTACTGACAATTTACCATTGCGCGAAGCAATTATGCTGTTGCGTGAGGAAGGAATGACGATCCATGTGCGGGTCACCTGGGAGAAAGGCGATGCCGCACGATATGTAGAGGAGGCCCGGAAGTTGGGCGTCGCAACGGTGATTGCCGGTGGTGGCGATGGCACCATTAATGAAGTTTCTACGGCGTTGATTCAGTGTGAGGGGGATGACATACCCGCGCTAGGAATTTTGCCATTAGGAACCGCCAATGATTTTGCCACCAGTGTAAGGATTCCTGAGGCACTGGATAAGGCGCTGAAACTGGCAATTGTCGGTGACGCCATTGCGATAGATATGGCGCAGGTCAACAAACAAACCTGTTTTATTAATATGGCGACAGGCGGATTTGGGACGCGTATTACCACAGAAACGCCGGAAAAATTAAAAGCCGCGCTGGGTGGCGTCTCTTACATCATTCATGGCTTAATGCGCATGGATACTCTGCAACCGGACCGTTGTGAGATCCGCGGTGAAAACTTTCACTGGCAAGGTGACGCCCTGGTCATTGGTATTGGTAACGGGCGTCAGGCCGGTGGCGGTCAGCAATTGTGCCCGAACGCGTTAATTAACGATGGCTTGCTGCAACTGCGCATTTTTACCGGCGATGAAATTCTTCCGGCTCTCGTATCAACATTAAAATCTGACGAAGATAACCCGAATATTATCGAAGGCGCTTCGTCGTGGTTTGATATACAAGCCCCACACGAAATCACTTTTAATCTTGATGGCGAACCGTTGAGCGGACAAAACTTTCATATTGAAATACTTCCGGCGGCGTTGCGTTGTCGATTACCACCAGATTGCCCATTGTTGCGTTAA